TATTAACTAGAAAAGGAAGTAGGTATTTCTTACCGGATTTCGGAACTTCTCTGTATGAGTATATTTTTGAACCTCTTGACTCACCTACTTTTTCGTCTATCGAAGCGGAAATTAGAGAACAAGTCATAAAATACATACCTAATCTTAAGATAACTAGTATTGACGTGACAAGTGCCTTAGACACTGAAGAACTACCTGGGACGATAGTTGCGGATAATGACCCTAGAGTATATAGGGTTGCGGGTCAAGGGACTAAAGAACATACCGCTAAAGTGCGGATTGATTTTACCATAACTAGTGATGCTTTTGAAACACGAGACTTCGTAATAATTAATATTTAATAATGGCTAATAATAAAATATCATATTCTGAGAGAGACTTTGTGGGGTTAAGGGGAGAGCTTCTAACCTACGTTCAGGACCAATACCCAGACCTCATCCAAAATGCTAATGACGCCTCTCTATTTTCAGTGTTTTTAGATTTAAATGCTGCAATAGGGGACAACCTCCATTACCATATAGATAGAAGTCTTCAAGAAACAGTCCTTCAGTATGCTAACCAAAGGTCATCAATATATAATATCGCTAGGACTTATGGTTTAAAAATACCCGGGACTAGACCTTCCGTGTCGGTTTGTGATTTTACCATAACCGTACCAGTACTACAAACGTCAGGAGGAGGTGATAAAGAAGACTTTAGGTATTTAGGCACATTAAGAAGAGGGTCACAAGCTAAGGGGGCCGGCCAAGTATTTGAAAACATTCACGATGTTGATTTTTCGGTACCATTTGACGCTACAGGATTCCCCAATAGAACTAAAGTACCTAATTTTAACAATAATGGGAATATAGTTAGTTATACTATCACAAAAAGAGAAGTGGTTATAAATGGCATAACTAAAGTCTTTAAAAGAGTAATTAGTGGTAGTGATGTGTTACCATTCTTAAAAATATATTTACCAGAAAAAAATGTTTTAGGTGTTACCGGAGTACTCCAAAAAGACGGAACCAACATACAAGCGGTCCCAAAAGCTACTGAATTCATTAACTCCCAAAATAAATGGTATGAGGTGGATGCTTTAGCTCAAGATAAAGTTTTTGTCGTGGACACTAGTAAACCTTCTGATTTACCTGGAGTTAAAGTGGGTAAGTGGAAACCCGTAAATCAAAGATTTATTACGGAGTATACACCCGAAGGGTTTTTCTATCTTACAATGGGTGGTGGTACTAGTAGTGGGCAAGAGAGTTTAGACGACTTTACACAACAAGGGTTTACCATGGATTTAAGTAGGTATATGAATAACCTATCTTTAGGTCTTTCCCCTAGAGCTAATACTACCTTATTCATACAGTATCGTGTCGGTGGTGGTAAATCCACAAATATTGGACCAAATACTGTGAATAGTTTTGGGACTATAGATTTTGTTGTTAATGGGCCTAACGTTAATCTAAATAGGTCAGTAAGTGAGTCGTTAAGTGTAAACAACGTTACTGCGGCAATTGGAGGAGCTAACCAACCTACAGTGGAAGAGATTAGAAACTACATTGGATTTAATTTTTCTTCTCAAAAAAGAGCTGTAACCTTATCTGACTATAAGGTACTAATAGATACAATGCCTTCAGTTTTCGGTGCTCCCGCTAAGTGTGGTGTCATGGAAGTAGAAAATAAAGTAATGGTGAAACTACTTTCCTACAATACAGATGGTACTTTAACGTCTAATGTGAGTACTACTCTAATGAACAATATAAGTGAATATTTGTCAGATTATAGGATGTTAAACGACTACATAACCATCCAACCGGCAGAAGTAATTGACCTATCTTTAGAAGTGGATTTATTAATTGACCCTTCATTTAATAGTGGTGTTATTATCACTAATATAATTAATGCTACAAATGATTTCTTTGCTCCTAAGAATAGAGAAATGGGGACAGATATTTTTGTGGGGGAACTAATTAAAAATCTTGCTGCTCAAGATGGTGTAAAAAACTTAATAGACTTAAGAATCTACAATAAAGTCGGGGGTGAGTACTCCAGTAACCAAGTGTCCCAAAGATACTCAAACCCCGAAACTAAACAGGTAGAATTGATTGATGGGGTGATATTTGCACAACCAACACAATCATTTCAAGTTAAGTTCGCAACCAAAGATGTTGTGGTACGAGTAAAATCAACAAATCAAACAACAGTAACCTAATTCGTTTACATATTTTAATCTCCGATTAAATTTGATTTTGAGTAAATAACTATTTATTTTATAAAGAATCAAGTATGTCTAAATCTTATAGGATTAAAGCAAAACCTAATGAAGACAAAAATATTTTTGTTAATTTAGAACAAGACTTTGACCAATTAGAAATATTAAGTTTAAAAATTGTCAAATCAGATGCCTATTCTAGGACATGTGCTGATTATGGCGTGGTCGTAGGTCGTGCTCAAGCAAATGGTGGCTTTGGTATCCCTAACGCTAAGGTTTCTATTTTTATACCTATTACTGATGAGGATGCGGAAGATGAAGTAATTTCACAACTATACCCTTTTAAAAAAATTAGTGATAAAAACGAAGAGGGTTATAGGTATAATCTATTACCTAAAATTTCGGAAAGTTGTAACCACAATGCCACTGGAAACTTTTTTACTCCAGAAGAGGTAATCAATAACCCTGTAATATTAGAGGTATTTGAAAAATACTATAAGTACACCACTAAGACTAATGAAAGTGGTGATTACATGTTGTGGGGGATACCCCTAGGTAATCAAACCATACACGCAAGTATAGATGTTAGTGACATAGGGTGTTATTCGATGAGACCGTATCAATTCATAAGGCAAGGAGTGAGTGCTTCTAAGTTTGAAAGTGCGTTAGAATTTAAAACTTCTGAAAATCTGGACACATTGCCTCAGATATCTTTACAAAATAAAGCCATAGAAGTGGTCCCTTTTTGGGGAGATGAGAAACTATGTGGGGTGGGGATAACTAGAGTAGATTTTGATTTACGAGACTCGGGTGTAGAGATAGTTCCGAGTTCTACTTTTATTGGTTCTATTATTACTGATGATGATAGTAATTACGTCTCAATAGATGGGGTACCAACCAAAGGACAAGGTCAGTTATGTAATCTTACTACAGGTACTGGAACCATTGAAGCGATTAGGCACACGATATTGAAAGAAGATGATGGGTGTACAACTAAACTGGAGAAGTTTAATTTAGATAATGGTGGTAAGGTTATTGACGGAAATGGTGCGTGGGTAACCCAACTACCAATGAACCTAGACTTCTTAATAACCAACGAATACGGGCAAAATATAGTGTCAGACGACCCTAAGGTTGGGATACCTACAAAGGCTAAATATAGGTTTAGAATTTCTTTCGATGGGACAGGTGGGGAAGTTAGAAGCGGAAGATATTTAGTACCTAACCTAAGAGAATACTCAGACCCAACCCAAACGGATAGGTCCTATAATTTTTCAGACAAATTAGAAGATTATCCAGAAGTGACTACACCTACTGATATCTATGGTTCTCCCGCAAATCAATGTGCTGACTATTTTTATGAGTTTGCACCTAATAGAGTATATACAGTCGCTAATTTTATAGATAATTATCGAAAAAATGTGATACACAGCGAAGACAATAGAACAGCTAATAGTAGGTGGAGATTCCTAGGGATTAAAACCATTAACCCACCTGCAGAAAGCCGATGTACGGACATCACTAAAGAATTTCCTGTAAGTGATGCGTTTAGAGGGGGGACCACTAGGTTTTCCACTATGCAAATTACTAGATTATTACAAGTAATAACACTTACACTCACAGCTTTAATAATTGGAATACAACTGTTAATGATGGTCCAATCATTTGGTAATCAGGCTCTTAGAGGCACTACGGTGATGTCATTAATAACCACTGCGGGCATAGCATCCGCTTCGGTTATTAATGCACCTGTAGGTGCCGCGATTATGTCTAATTTCATAGCAGACCTGATTTCGGCTATCTTCGCAGTAATTTTATCTGTAGGACTTATTTATATACCTGTGGGTATTAGTATGGTACAGAATTTTTATGTGGTAAGACAATTATATAATTACCCTAACTGTGAACCATGTTTCTGTGGCACGGCTTATAAATTTAATCCTTATGCACTAATAAGTGGGTTAATGAACCCTAGTGATAGGGTCCAACAAGAGACGATTGGTGACGACCCCGGTAGTGTAAATAATTGTAATGGGGAACGATATATGGAGGGGTTTAAGGAGCACAACGCTTGGTTTTGGAAGGGCAAACAAAACGACCACCCTAAAGGGTGTTATGTTCTCCAGTTTAGGGATGGTGTAATGGTCGCCTATATCACTGCCCTCAGTGCGATTACTGCATTTTGTTTCATCCCTTTTAATGTTGGGGCAATCGGAACGTACGTCGCTTTAAGTCTTGGACTTATGGCGGTATTAATAGCAGTAATAGATAGTGTTTATAAAATATATGTGAGTCTAAATCAATGGAGAATTCTTGCTAATATCTATACAGGTTTGTGTGAAGGAGTATTTAATATGAAGTTTAGTAATAATTGGATTAACGGTACCTTATATTACCCCAAGTTCATAACAAAACAACTAAAGATTAACCCAACTAGTGGCCTACCTACGCCCAACTCCACTACGGACTATTGTGATAGGGTAGTTAAACATATGGATGATGGTACGGGTAGTTTCTTCTATTATAGAAGTTGCCCATACGAATTATCTGAATTTATCGATTATAATCACAACGTTGATGTTGGGGTCGGACCCGCCGCGGAACATAAGGGCATAAATTTCCCAACTACCATAACAGATTTGGGGCCATTGGACCCTTGCATATTGGAACTATGTGAAGAAAATATTGAAGACAGTGACCAATGTATCTTTATTCAGAAATTAAAACCTAGTAGCTTCCAACCCACTGACGAGCTTTTGGGTATGATTATAGAAAGAAAAATAAGTGTAATAAGTGTGAATGGAGATGGGTATTATTCTTTTAACTGGGCTGGAATAAATAAGTTCTTTGGTTCTGACGACGCTCCCAGTAACAATATGAACGTTAATTTGGGGAATAGAAGATGGGGAAGTAACGGTACCTCCAGTAATCCTGGTGACAGAAGGAATAGAGCGATAGATGGTGGTATCGCACAAACACTAGCGACAAATAACCAAATGGGGATATCAGTTTATACGAGTGACGAAACTGACCCGTATTACGGTACTACTACTCCGTGGTACACTAACTTTGGTGTCCCGGGTGAGGACTCCGCTAATGCCATTACTCGGTTTTCTACCAGAATATCATTAATGCCTAGAGATACGGACCTAATAAAATGTATTCAGGGTGGGGTAAATGGGTCCCAAAACACCCAAGTAATACCTTATTATGGGTGGAGGTCTAATGTAGGTTATGGTAATTGGGATAACGACTATGATTGGGGTAACGTAAGTGTAAAAGGAAACCAACAAGGGATACTATACCAAGCCCCAGACAGTGAGGGTGATGATGGGACTTGGGCAACACCATATTATTATGATGGGGGGACATTACCTCCGTTAGGTTATTTTATGAGTGTCCCCTTACCACCAGCTACTGACCCACCTCTATCACAAACAGGAACTTTCAGACTGGGAACTGGGTTGTATTTTTATTTTGGTCTCCGTCAAGGAGGGTCCGCTTACGAAAGGTTCATAAACGAATACTTACCACCAAAAGATGATGGAGAGTAACTATAAACTTATACCACCAGATAAACAGTATAAGGGGGCTCCATTAGTGGACACCGTCCTAAATATTACTTTAGAAGATACTAATAGGCATTTAATAGAGGGCGATATTACAATCCCCTTAAATTTAGCTGAACGTTTTAATGATGAAAGACAAAATTTTTCATTATATAGGATATATGGTAAACTCCAACCCTATATTGAAAACGCTTACTCAGGAAGAGCAGACCAAACCATGTCTAATCTTATCTATAACATGTATTTGACCTCACCTTATTTAAGTCAAAATCCAAACTCAGTAAATTTTATAGGTTATCCAGATTTTTCGGAGTTTGATTTTGTAAGAAATGATGTGGATGAGTCGGTTAATGATGAAACTAATTGGAATTTATATATAACAATTCCTACGACATGTCATGAAGAACAAGAGATGAGTTATATGTGGGAAGAAGGTGGTACTGTGATGGCTTTTATGGCATTTGAGGGCATACCCTACCATATTACTAATAAAACGGTTGGTGGTAAAAATTTATTAGAATTCACATGTCCCGTCCCCCACGGTTTAACACAGGGGGAGTACGTGGTTTTAGATATAAAAGCACCACTTCCTTATAGTTTTTCGAACGGAATTAACACATATCCTGTATATAGTGTAGGCAACAATAATAGAAACTCTACTAAGTTTGTTTTCAACTTATATATACCCCAAGTGGATGTCGGATTCAACCCCATAAGTGACGGCACTATGGGTGTCTTTAGAAGACAGATAGTTAAAGGGGATATTACCACCCTATCTAATTATTATGTATTAATTCATGAAATAATAACTAATGTAGAAGATTATCAGATAACCAAATGTGGATTCGCTGAAGGAATATTTAAAAAGGTAGAAAAGTTCCAATCCAGTACCGAAACCCCAAACGCTGAAGATAGGGTAGCGGTTAAACAAGCTTACCCAACATACCTTTATACTTTTACAAAAGATATAAATGTTAAAAGATATTTAGATAATTTAAAAAGACCTATCACTACCCTCTATGTGAGTATATTTTTAAGAAACAACTTAGGGTATTTTGATTACCCACCTAAGTATGGTTGGGAATGGAATTTTCCCTACAGTTTTGAAGATACGACAGTGGTAGGTAACACAGTAAAAGGGGCACCTGGTGACCCCCAAGTAGTCAGTGGGGTAATTTATAATGAACAGTTCCCCATTGTCCCCGGAAGTTTAAAGTCTGGAAAACCATTAGTTCCGGGAGATAAGTTAAGAGGAGCATTTACTGAATATAATACTTCGGAACTACAGGAAAGAACTATTTCTAAAATAAAACATAAATTTACTTTTAATCCTTACATTTTTGATGGGAGTAAAGGATACGTTTATACTCCCCACTACCCTGTACCGATAAGAGTTTATTCGGACTATATTGAATCTGGAGACCCGAAGAAGGTTGCGAATATCCCAGACTATTCCACCTACTCTGAACTGGAAAAAACTTGGAAATGGAGGGACATCTACGAAATCGGGTTCGTTGAGGGTGGTAACGGTGTGGATTATCCTTTTTTAAATGCTGCACATTACCCTAAAAGGGACATAGATTTTTTTACTTCTCGTACCGTTAGGAGTACAGCGTTTAACTCTAATTCCACAATATCTTTAAGTGGTGCAAATAATACTTTAGAAAATTTTGTAATAGATGGCTGTGAATAAATTAAAATTGAGAGTTAATCAGATTAAAGATGGGGTTTACGACCGTCAAATACTTTTTCCTTTGGGTCAAAGTTATGATGAAGTAGGTAGGGAAGACTTAATTGGTGTTTATGAGGATGAAACCATCGACAAACTTGTGGGAATTAAAAGGGATTATGAGGTCACCAGATATACCCACGCGCCTTTAGAGAATGGGGACCCAAGTCCTAACCTATTCTATAATTTTATGTTTGGGAGTCTAGATTCTATTCTCAACACCTTTACAACTAATTTCCCATCTACACCCACTCCAGTGACAATGTGGGGAAATATCCCACCGTGCCCACCTGGGATAGAAGACTTTTGGACACAATATAGTGACAATCCCATATATTTACCCGCAACCCCAACAACCCCCAACACATGGTACGGATACGATTTTCAGACATTTACACCTGAGGAGACATATAAGAGTAATAAAAATTTCACCAAAAGCTTCTTTAAATTAGACTTATACAATAGTATGGATAGGAAAAAACAAAAATTATTCATCAGTATAATAATAAACCCTATGAACGGAAATAAAATGTTACGGCCCACCTTAAGTGTGCAATGTCCAGTGGATGAACTAGATGGTAGGTGGAACTGTAGACCCGAAGGTGAACAATTCTGCCCTACACCTGAATTTGAGTTAGACCCAGTTAATAATAACGAAGGTTACTTTATTTATTGGTTAAAGGAAAAAAAATTAATAGACCTTAACGTGTTTTATATGAGTTGTAAATTTTACAATGCAAAAACAGGAGAGGTCACACAACTCATTAATGAGAACCAAATGACTATTGATAGTGACACTTCTCAACCCTACAGCATTTCCAAGGAAACCTATTATTATTATAGGGTAGTTTTAAATCAAGATAGGTTTCAATATACCATCTACAAGACTAGTGATGGTACTAGAGTAGGCGAAAACAGTGGTAACCCCATAAACTTTTATCAATATTTCAATGCACCATACTAGTATGGAAGAATATAAATTTAAAATAAAAAGAAAATTTTATCCTGGTGAAACGGAATCAATTCCCCCTAACCTACCACCAGGGTATGTTAATGAAACGTCTTTTGGTGTGCCACAAGGACAGAATTGTTTAAATTGTTATTTTTACAATAGTGGCATGTGTGATTATTGGAATGGTGAAGTTAGGGATAATTACTGGTGTGGCACGTGGACGGACCCACAAACACTCCAACAGGACTTGCCCGACCCCCCACCATGTATAACAGGGGTTACGGTACCCATAATTATTACAGAAGACTTTAATGATATTGGAGTTTATACACCTTGGGACGGTTTAGTCTTACAAAGAGATGTTATAAATAATTTTATATATGTTGGGAATGGTTTATCTATGACGGTAACGAATACATCAGATGTAGATTTTAAAAGATTTTTAACCTTTTCTGATTATACAATATTGTGGGGAGACGGCCAGTCAGGTAATCTAACACTACAACAAACCTCACTGACCCACACTTATCTGACACCTGGAGAGTATAAACTAACTTTAGAGCAGATTAACCCATGGGGTACGACTAGAATTAGTAAAATTATACAACTCCCATATAATGGAAGTGTGGTTATTCCTAATCCGTACGGCACGGTAGAAATACAACCACCAAATTTTGGTGACCCAATAGGGTGTGATACAGTACTGCAGAATTATATCTTTAGTGGGGATAGTAACCCTGACGTTTATGACTTTTTTAGTTTTAACTATGTAACCGTTCCTTTTGAAGTGACTGGACACACCACTACCAGCAACTTAAATCTTTTCATACAATATGGTTCTGGAGGGCTACCACCGACTGGAACAATGATTGACCTAACATCAGAATTGGAGGGGGAGATATTGGAAAATACCCCACAATATACGGCATATACGATTAATGATATTAAATATACTGATTTTAGTGGGGGTACGACATTATTTACTGCGTTAAGTACTGGGTTAAATTCGGAAAATTTAGAGTGGGAATGTTGTGATGAGACATTAAGTGACCCATGCCCGTGTGAAGAAAAAGGTGATACCATACCTAAAGGGGATTATGATGGTAACATAACTTATATGCAGGGCACCACAGTACAACATGATGGGTGTTGTTGGTACTGTCACCCAAAGTCACCTAGTGTTACTGAATGTTCGGGAGCCCCACGATTCGACGATAACGTATGGCAACCATGTTTACCGTGTACTAACGAGAGTTCCGTAAACCCTAGAAGTTCTAATATGGTAATAGAAACAACAGAATATTCCCCTTCCTTTACTTATAATAGGGGGGATATGGTGTCCTTTTACGGAGCCTTATATACCTTTGAGGGAACAAGAATACTATCGGATAGTGGGGCCACTGAGATTAGTACCGTCTCGGGATGGATTGAATTGACGTATGACTCCACCTATTTAAATAGTGATAATATACCTGTGACGGAGATTAGTCCCTATCAGGACCAAAATGAAAGAGTTTGGATTGGTGGGTATACCACCAATCCAGAATTTAGTGTAGAGGACTGGGAAACCAAATCCCAACAACCTGTGACACATTATAGTATTTGGGAAAATATTAAAAATAAATGATAGATAAATACATAAAATGTCCGAACCAATATTAGACTACGCCAATGCCGACTCAGAGGTCAGGCTTACCATGATGGGTGGGCCCAACCCATGCGGTGCGTATTACCCTACGTCCGGACCACTGTGGACCGACAATATTGTAGAAGAAAAATGTTGGTCAAAAAACCCTGACCGTAATTATGGTAGTAATACACCACAACAGGGTTCAGGGTTTTGTTGTGACATGTTCAATCGAGTAAATCCCGATACGACCGGAGACGCTTGGGAACTGGGACCTACTTACAGCCGATTCGATACGGTTGTTGGAACAGGATACTCGTGCCCTGGTTGTGGTCAACATTATTACAATAACACTCCATACGCAGGGTTCGAATACCCCGCGACTGCATCAAGTTTACAAAACCCATATTGGACCGATACGACGCCCTGTGAAGTGGACAGATGTGGATTGCCACCTGCAATCTGGAGACCTACAGAATATGTGACGCAATGGTCTGCATGTGTGTACCACATCGATGCTGGTTGTACAATGAATCACTCGTTTGGTTTGATTATGGGTGGGAATAATCCTACAGTAAACATAGCACACCCTGGGTCCCCCAATGGAAGGTGTAGTAGTAATTGCATGCAATTAGGTATAGGATATTGGGAAAACGTGGCTGCTGGAGAATATATGAACCCCCACCAACCTGGACACTTCGATGATACGATTATTTACGATGGTGAAATGGGGACTCCAGACGCTAACGGTAATTCTGGACCTACGGGGCCGAAGTTAATTTGGGCTGGGTTTTGCCCAACTCAAATGGAGGAGGACAATATTGACTTGGAGACTCTCGTTAATTATAATATCAGTAGTTGTCCCAATGGTGGCCCAAACCAAGACCGACAAGAGTTCGATTTAGAACCTGGGGGTGGTGACCAGTCCGTACCAGGGTTAGGTGATACTACATCTATTGAGTGGGACCCTGATTTGGGAAATATCCCACAATCAGTAGATTACCCATTTCAACAACTGACTGCGGGGGGTACAACGTATAGAGGATATTTACCTGACCTTGGTGTTGTAAGTCCCGATAACGCATGGGGGTTACTTTCCCCTGCGTTGGGAGGGACTGAATCACAACCAGATAGTTATTTGTGGGCCCGTAAAAGTGTTTGGAGGGTGTCAGCCGCTAACGACCAACCATTTCCGACTTCTGACGAAGATGCTTTCCAAGTTTGTGAGTACACTAGTTTTGGTTGCACAGACCCTTCTTTTGGTAGTTATAATGAGGACGCGAGATTAGATTGTAATGGCACACCGACAACGAATACGTTCTTAACTTCATATTCTCTTATAGCTACGTGTGAGAATATAAATGGTGACCCAGGTATTTGTTGGGGCCCTGACGGATTCGCCTGTGGGAATTGCATAGACCCAAATACGAACACCTACTATACAGCCCCTACTGACGTTGGTGGAGGTTCTGTAGGGATGGGTGAGTATTATGACGGAGCTGAGATTATGTCAGAATCGAGTCCAAATATTCCATTGGAACCTGGAGGGTGTACACAAGAGAT